TACATTCTCAGGATGTACCTATGATCAAGCTGTCGCGCAAACAGACAAGGGAAGCCCTTTCCTCTGTCCCGCTAGACACTCTTCTACTGGGGAGGGATGCGAAGACGAGCAAGCTAACGCCCCGCGAAAAACGGTTCGCCGAGTCACTCGCCATGGGTAAGAGCAAGGCACAGAGTTACAGGGACGCAGTGCCGCATAGCGTGGCAAAGCATGAGACACAGAGCAGAAGGGGGGTAGAGCTAGCAAGTAAGGGCCACGTGCAGGCCATGGTTGATGCTCTAGTGCTAGCTCAGGAAGCACAGAGACACTCTACGCCCGCAGCTCTACGTGCTCTAGTCATTCAGCAATTGACCGAACACGCCATCAATCCCGACGTGCAACCCGCCCAACGCCTGCGGGCACTAGAGCTGTTGGGCAAAGTGACGGAAGTCGCGGCATTTACAGAGCGCCGGGAGATCATCAAGTCTACTGATGTGAACACCGCTCGATCCGCGCTACTCGATAGCCTGCGTTCAGCATTGAAGGCGGGCGCAGTCGATGCCGCGATGACCCTGACCGCACAGCCCACACCGGACAGCTCACAGGCGATTGACAGTCAAGCATCTATGCCTATGCCCGATGCCGTCGATGCGCCGCCGGAAGGTAACCCCCACGCACTCGACGCGCCGCCGGACGCCGACCCCGCCACCCGCGCCCCCCTAGATCAGCCGCATTGCCCTGCCTCCACCTTGCTTAGCAATCCGCACACTCAGTCACCTCAACCTGACGAACCCCCCGTCACCTTTTCCAACAACGAAGGGGGTGGGGGGTAAATTTTCCCAAATCGGGACTTTGAGTAACATGTGTTACTCAAACTTTTCCACAAAATTATCTACAAAGCTGGCAAAAATTTTCTACAAAATTATCCACAAAGTTATCCACAGGTTTGAGTAACATGTGTTACTCAAACTTTTAGGCGAGTAACATGACTCCTGCACAAAGAGAGATCTACATAGTCATTGATGAGTGGTGGAAGAAGTTTGGCTTCGCACCCTCTATAGATGATGTGATGTTCATTACCAAAGAGAAGGGACGGGGCAACGTGTCTCGCAAGATGTGGGCGCTGGTTGAGTTGGGGATGTGTAAAGCAACTCCTAAGAAACCGCGTACTATTCGGCCTTCGTACCTTAGGGTTAGAGACATCATTTAATGAAAGATGAGCTTCTGGAGTTGATGGCAAACATGACTGATGCTCAGTTGAGCGCAGTCATTGAGACGCTGCCTAGCGATCAGAAAGAGCATCTATCGATCATCGCCCAAGAGTATGGGGAGGCTTTAAAGCGGGAGCGGGGCCAGAAGCACTTCATGGACTTCGTGAAAATCATGTGGCCGAACTTCGTTGGTGGGCGGCACCATGGAATCATGGCAAACGCCTTTGAGCGGGTTGCTAGAGGTGAGTTAAAGAGGCTGATCATTAACATGCCACCTCGTCACCGACTCTCTCTTGATACGCCAATACCCACAACGGCTGGCTGGAAAACAATTGAAAGCGTAGCGGTCGGAGACTTTGTGTTTGCTCCCGACGGAAGTCCAGTAGAAGTTACCGGCAAGTCAGAAGTTTTTACAGAGTTGTTGTATGAGGTAACAACCTCTGATGGACAGACAATTGAATGCGACGGTGAGCATCTTTGGACCGTTCGTTTTGGATCGAGTAGGCCGTATGAAACGCTATCTACGGCAGAGATCCTGCGCAAACTAAACACGGAAAGCTGGCGAACGCTTGGCAATTTACCAATGCTGCCGCGGCAGGCTGCGGCGCAATATCCGCACGCAGACCTTCCAATAGATCCGTATGTTCTTGGGGTATGGCTTGGCGACGGTAGTTCTGGTAGCTCTTCTGTCGGCTGTGCGTATGCAGACTTGTCGCAAATGCAATCTCAAGTCGAGGCCTGCGGATACTCGGTAACTCACAACCCCAAGTTCCAGCAGTTCAATATCCTGGGCTTGCTTTCGCAGCTACGCGAACTGGGTGTGCTAAATAACAAGCACATCCCAGAACAGTACCTGTGCGCTTCTATTGAACAACGAATGGCATTGCTACAGGGCTTGATTGATACAGACGGCGACGTTACCAAGGATGGCAAAGTCACCTTCAATCAAACAAACCTAGAGCTAACCAAACAGGTTTTGTGTTTAATCCATTCCCTAGGCGTAAAAGCAAGAATTACCCATCGGCAAACTAGCTACAAAGGAATGCCAAGCAAGCCGTCGCATAGAATCATGTTCAAGCTTGCCAATGCTGCGCGAATTCCTAGAAAAGCCGTTCGATGCAAAGCGCCAGAAGGAAACTGGAGTCGGTCAATAGACGTAAAGCAAACCACAAAAACTGGACAGGTGCAGTGCTTGGAGGTAGCCAATCCCGACGGACTGTTTATGGCTGGCAGGGGGTGGGTTGTAACTCACAACACGAAGTCTGAGTTTGCTTCGTATCTCTTGCCGGCGTGGTTCTTGGGTAACTTTCCGCATAAGAAGATCATCCAAGCCTCTAATACGGCGGAGCTTGCTGTTGGCTTTGGCCGCAAGATCAGGAACTTGGTGGACGGGGAAGTCTATTCAAAGGTCTTTCCAAACGTCGCCCTTCGGTCTGACTCTAAAGCTGCCGGCCGCTGGTCTACCAATTCCAATGGCGAGTACTTTGCTATTGGTGTTGGAGGTACCGTTACGGGTAAGGGCGCCGATCTTCTGATTATTGATGATCCTCACTCGGAACAGGAAGCTAAACTGGCTGAGTCAGATCCAACCGTATTTGATTCTGTTTATGAGTGGTACACATCCGGTCCTCGCCAGCGACTACAGCCTGGGGGGTCCATTGTCATCGTACAAACCAGATGGTCCAAGCGCGATCTGACCGGCCGGGTTCTGAAAGACTCCGCTCAGCGCGGTGGGGATGAGTGGGAAGTCATTGAATTTCCCGCAATTCTTCCTTCGGATAAACCCCTATGGCCGGAGTTCTGGACATACAAAGAACTTGACGCCCTTAGAACTGAACTGCCCAACGCCAAATGGCAGGCCCAGTACCAACAAAACCCGACCTCTGAAGGCGGGGCAATTGTTAAGCGTGAGTGGTGGAAACGGTGGGAAAAAGATGATCCTCCGCCGTGTGAATTTATTATCCAGTCATGGGATACAGCGTTCCTGAAATCAGAACGTGCCGACTATTCAGCCTGTACTACATGGGGCGTATTTAGTAATATTGATGAGACTGGAAAATCCCAGAGCAATATTATTCTATTAAATGCGTTTAAAAAGCGTATGGAGTTTCCTGAGCTAAAGCAGCGTGCTTATCAGGAATTCAAGGAATGGGAAGTGGATAGCTTGATTGTTGAAGCCAAAGCCGCCGGCTCTCCGTTGATATTTGAATTACGTGCAATGGGAATTCCTGTTCAGGAATTTAGTCCCACAAAAGGCAACGACAAAATAGCCCGATTAAACGCGGTTGCTGATATATTTGCATCCGGCATGGTCTGGGTTCCTAATACCAACTGGGCAGAAGAGCTAATCGAGGAGGTCGCATCGTTTCCCGCGGGGGATCATGATGACCTTGTTGACTCAATGACCCAGGCTTTGTTGCGTTATCGCAAAGGCGGATTTATTCGCTTGGCATCAGATGAAGAAGATGAGCCTGTGTACAGGCAAAACCGGTCGTATTATTAATTAAAAGGTCAGGTATGAGTATCGATAAAATGCTGTCCCCCGATGTAATCGCGGCCGAAGATATTGAAATCGTTATTGATATTCCAGAAGATATTGAAGAAATCGAAGAAGATATTGAAGAAGATTTTGATGTCAATCTTGCGGAAAACATGGATGAAGGCGTTCTGGATTCAATTGCCAGCGAACTTCTAAGTGATTACACCGACGATCTGGCTAGTCGTAAAGACTGGATTCAGACTTACGTTGATGGCCTTGAGCTGCTTGGCTTGAAAATCGAGGAGCGGTCAGAGCCGTGGGAAGGGGCCTGCGGTGTATATCACCCCATGCTCGCTGAAGCTCTGGTCAAGTTCCAAGCCGAAACGATGATGAGTACCTTCCCCGCGGCGGGGCCGGTCAAAACCAAGGTCATTGGCAAATCCACCCCGGCAAAAAAAGAAGCTGCCGAGCGGGTTCGCGAAGACATGAACCACCAGCTTACGGATCGGATGCCGGAGTTTCGCCCTGAGCATGAGCGCATGTTGTGGGGCCTGGGTCTTGCTGGCAACGCTTTCAAGAAGGTCTACTATGACCCGAACATGGGTCGCCAAACGTCCATGTACGTGCCGGCCGAAGACATTGTTGTTCCTTACGGAGCCAGTGACTTGGCGTCATCTCCGCGTGTTACGCACGTTATGCGTAAAACCAAGAACGATCTGAAGAAACTCCAGCTTGCCGGGTTCTACCGAGATGTAGATCTTGGTGATCCAAACAATGTCTTGGATGAGGTTGAAAAGAAGATCGCCGAAAGGCTTGGGTTTCGCGCAACGTCGGATGATCGCTACAAGCTTTTGGAGATGCAAGTTGAGCTTGATCTCCCAGGCTTTGAACACGAAGACGGGCTGAAGCTGCCGTACATCGTTACGATTGAAAAAGGCTCCTCTGAGGTTCTGTCAATCCGACGCAACTGGCAGCCGGATGATGAGTCCTATACAAAACGGTCGCATCTTGTTCACTACGGATACATCCCCGGCTTTGGCTTCTACTGTTTTGGCCTGATCCACCTGATCGGCGCTTATGCAAAAAGTGGAACGTCTCTCCTTCGTCAGTTGGTTGATGCCGGAACGCTGAGCAACCTTCCCGGCGGATTCAAGTCCAAAGGAATGCGGGTCAAGGGTGACGACACACCGATTGGCCCCGGTGAATGGCGCGACGTTGACATCGCCTCGGGGACGCTTAAGGACAACCTGCTGCCGCTTCCCTATAAAGAGCCTAGTCAGACCTTGGCCGGCCTGATGGACAAGATCATTGAAGAAGGTCGCCGGTTTGCCAATACGGCCGATCTTCAAATCAGTGATATGTCCTCACAGTCACCGGTTGGAACCACTCTGGCAATCCTTGAGCGCACGCTCAAAACCATGAGCGCGATCCAGGCTCGCATTCATTACTCAATGAAGCAGGAGCTAGTCCTTCTGCGCGACATCATTCGGGACTATACCCCCGATGAATACCCGTATGAACCGGAAACTGGCAGGCGGTTTGCCAAGCGATCGGACTACGACGACGCCGATGTGATCCCGGTCAGCGATCCTAACGCCGCTACCATGGCGCAAAAGATCGTCCAGTACCAAGCAGTCTTTCAACTGGCTCAGCAATCTCCCCAGTTGTACAACATGCCGCTGCTGCACCGCAATATGCTGGAGGTTTTGGGGATTAAAGACGCCGACCGTCTTGTTCCGATGGACGAAGATCAAAAGCCGACCGATCCGGTATCGGAAAACCAGAACATCTTGATGATGAAGCCTGTCAAAGCTTTCCAACATCAAGACCACCAGTCGCATATCGTGGTCCATATGTCGGCTATGCAAGACCCCAAGATCACGCAACTGCTGCAAACCAATCCTATGGCCCAGCAATTAGCGGCATCCATGATGGCTCATATCAATGAGCATCTCGGGTTTGAGTATCGCAAGCAAATCGAGCAAACCCTTGGGTTCACGCTGCCGCCTCAGAGAGATGAGACGGGAGAAGACATTCCCATGGACCCGCAAGTCGAGGCTCAACTGGCCCCTGTCCTGGCTCAAGCGGCCCAAAGACTGCTTTCCCAGAACCAGCAACAGGTCAACCAACAAAAGGCCCAGCAACAAGCCCAAGACCCGCTTGTCCAGATGCAAATGCAGGAGCTTCAGCTTAAAGCGCAAGAGCAAGAGAGGAAAGCCGCCAAAGACCAGACAGATGCCGCCCTTAAACAGGAGCAAATTCAGGTCGAGCGCGAGCGTATTGCGGCTTTGAAAGAAGCTGAAGACCAGCGCGTTAAGGCCGGCCTGCTAAAGACCGCGGCAGAGATGGGCGACAAAAAGTCTTCTCAGGTCATGAACCTCGGCGCAGATCTGCTCAAGCACATGTCCAGCCAGCATCAGGAAGAAAAGCTTCGCTCGATGCAGGAAAGGCACAACGAAATGCAAGCAAAAGCCCAGCAAACCAAAAAGGATAGAGCATGACGCCGCTTGAAGCTTTGATTAAAAACATTGACGAAAAAGTTGTGCAACTCAGAGAGTTTCTGTCTTCAGGAAGGGCAGAAACCTTTGAGGAGTACAAGAAAATGTGCGGGGAGATTCGGGGTCTTCTCTCTGCGCGTGAATACGCCTCAGACCTTAATGCAACTTTGGAGAACATGGATGACTAAGCTATTGCTGGCTACAAACCCCGGCAACCCACAAGTGGTTGGCTCATATAACCCAGCCGAACCGGCCGAAGAAAAGGCTAAACAACTCCCAAAACCGTCTGGTTATCGCATTCTTTGCGCAATTCCAGACATTGTGAAGGAGTTTGAGGAGAGTGATTCGGGCCTTTTAAAGTCCGATATCACAATCAGAAACGAAGAGATCTTGACTACAGTGCTATTTGTAGTGGATCTTGGGCCTGATTGTTATAAGGACGCCTCCAAGTTTCCAACCGGCCCGTGGTGTCAAAAGGGTGATTTTGTACTTGTTCGGCCTCATGCCGGCACCCGACTTGTCATTCATGGAACAGAGTTCAGGATCATCAATGATGATGCTGTGGAGGGGGTCGTTCAGGATCCGAGGGGGATCAAAAGAAAATGAGAAGCGAGGAGGGTAAAGCAAATCAACGCGAGGCAATAAGACGTTGGCAAAAGGCAAACCCTGAAAAGGTAAAAGCCGCAAAGCAACGATACGAAGCCTCAGATAAAGGCAAGGAAGCAAAAAAACGCCACGAGGCTACATATGTTTTGTCTGGTGGCAGGGCGCAAGCAGAGGCTAAACGTAAAGCTAAACCGCTTTCCGAGGCCAGAAAACAAGCCAGATTAAGGTATCAATTGATGCGCCAATCTGGCGAAAAGGCGCTTGGCTTTTTTGATTATTGGGTATTGAGAGAGGCTGTTGCACTCGCCAAATTGCGCAAGCAAGTATGCGGCGGAGAGTGGCATGTCGACCACATTATCCCAGTGAGCAAGGGAGGCTTGTGCACCCACGACAATCTTCAGGTTGTCCCGGCTTATTGGAACAGAAGCAAATCCAACAAACATACCGAACGCTTGTTCGGAATCAAACGTAAATAAGAGGAGTACAAAATGCCTCCAATCGACACTGAAGAGTTTAAGTTCCCCGACGAAATCGCCAATCAAGTCTCTGATGAGATCGAGATTGAGATCGAAGACGATACCCCCGAAGAAGATCGCGGGCGCACTCCCATGCCCAGGGAGCTTATCGATGAGCTTGAGCAAGATGAGCTTGAATCGTATGACGAAAACGTCAAAACGCGGCTCAAGCAGATGCGCAAAGTCTGGCACGACGAACGCCGGGAGAAGGAAGCCGCGCTGCGAGAGCAAAAGGAAGCACTGAATTTTGCGCAAAAACTGCTGGACGAAAACAAGCGGATCAAAAGTATCCTGACCGTTGGCGAAAAAGAATACGCCACCAGTATTCAAAGCGTTGCATCCATGGAATTGGATGCGGCCAAGAAAGAATACAAAGAAGCTTTTGAATCCGGTGATTCGGATCGGGTTTTGGAGGCGCAGCAAGCCCTTCAAAGCGCAAACATGAAGGTGTTGCAGGCAAAAAACTTTAAACTACCCCCTTTACAAGAAGACGAATTATCTGTAGAACAACAAAAGCAGTATAATTCGGAGCAGCCTAATACCGATCCCAAGGCGTTATCGTGGCAAGAGCGAAACGCATGGTTTGGTAAACATAAAGGCATGACGGCTTACGCGCTCGGAGTACACGAAGAACTCCAAG